ATGGATGCCTTTAATGAGCTCTATCCATGATGTAGGTGAGGCGCTGCGCAAGAAGCACTTTGACAGTTTCTACCTCTTAAAGGGTAGGGCTAGTAATAGTAAGGAGTTCTTTTCTAGTGTAGGTACGGGTTCTTATACAGATTGGACTAGGTCCCTTCATGTAGAAGGTTCGTACCGCACAGAGATTGGAGCTTTCTTCCGACCTTCCAATACTACATTCAGCGACTTTACTTCCTTGAACCCACTCAGCATCGCTTGGGAACTCGTTCCCTTCAGCTTTGTTGCGGATTGGGCTCTTGGAATAGGTCAATGTTTGGAGAATTGGGAGAATTGGTTACTTTTCCGTGAATCCTTTATTCGCGGTTATAAGACCAACACCTACAGAGAAGAGCGACGAGCATCTTGGTTCGGATCCTCTAGTTATGTTACGAATTACCGCTACGCACCTGCTCTAGATCGTTACGTCATCGCTGACGGAACGTCTAGAGAAGTGCGCTGGTACTCGACAAACGTGAGGTACGTTTCCAAGAATCGCTATATGCTCAACTCACTCCCAGTGCCCGGTGGACCCACTGTAAAGGTCAACCTTAACGCTAAGAGAATGCTGGACTCCGCTGCCCTGATTGGTCAGTACGTACGGAAGTTCCGCTAGTATCAAACCAACCCTTTGGAGCTATTATGCCTCAAATCTCTACCATCGTTATCAACGACGGTGCTGCTACTCCTGTAGCTCATACCTTCTCCCCCCTCGGCAAGGATGCCGCCGGCGTGTTCTGGTGGGAACAAACGTCCCCATCGCCTGCTAACAAACTGGGCGCTAAGCGCATCGGTTATAAGCAGGTTCGTGAACTCGCTGCTAAGAGTCAGCTTACCGCTGCTTCGAAAGTGTCTTACACCCTTTGGGTTCCGACTCTTGAGACGCTTGGTAACAACTCTGCCGGCATTACTCCGCCTGCCACTGTTGCTTATCGCGAAGTCGCTCGTGTTGAGTTCACTTTGGCGGAGCGTAGCTTGGCTCAGGAGCGCAAAGACACTCGTGTCCTTGCGATGAACCTCCTGGGTCATGCTATGTCTACGTCCAATGTGGATCTACTCGAGCCCTCCTATTCTTGAAGCTTACCTTGGTTCAATCCAAGCAGCCAACTGAATCGGAAATCGCTCCTTATCAATAGGAAGCAACATGTTATCAAAACAACCGCGCGCATTGAAGCTTGCGCTTCTTATGTGCGAATCGGTAGGCTCGCCGTACGCTAAAAGAGCTGGTTTCCAGCTCTCGAACCTATGTTTCGGCATTCCAATGCCGAATCCGGATGCGTATGACCACGCCATGGCTTTCGCCAAGGACTATGCTATCTATGCTTACCTTCGTAAATACGAAGGGAGCGGCGATAGCGCTAGTCTGGAAGCTAAGGCCATCCTCGGTTTTAAGGAAACCGAGCAGAGACTTCAGACTGAAACGCGTAATCTCGAATTAAGACTTGCGACCGGTAACCCCGGCGTCGTTAGCTGCATTTCTGCAGCTAGGCGTAAAATTTCGCAAATCCTCGGTCGATTTAACGCATCAGAATGGTCTCAGCGTTGCGAGTGGGGCCCTGGGGCCACCAGTTCTTTACGAGCTGAGTCGGCGACTGTGGACAAAAAGATCCTTGAACGTACCGTGAGCGTTACGCCTCGCGCCTTACCATTTTATCGATGGTTTCTAGAGAACGACATTCATATGTTCGAATCTAGATCTGGCTTATTACCAGAAGGTCCTTACTCTGTTCTTCGAACAGAGTTCAACATCGTTGACTCTTCGAGGCTTACAACGGTCCCGAAGAAATACGATGAGAGGCGAATCATTGACATTCAACCAACTGCCAACCTGTTTTTACAGAAAGGTGTTGGGTCTATGATTCGGTCTAGGCTCAAACGTGTTGGTGTCGACCTCGATAATCAATCGAGGAATCAATGGTTAGCATCTGTGGCTCAACGCTTACAGCTCTGCACAATTGATTTAGCGAAAGCTAGCGATACCATCTCGACATCGATCGTTCGACTCCTTATGCCCGACGATTGGTACTTCGTGCTTAATGCACTTAGGACCGATTTTACGGTGTATAGAGAAGACAAGATATACCTGAACAAGTTCTCCGCTATGGGGAACGGGTATACTTTTGAGCTCGAATCTCTAATATTCCATGCACTTGTGCAGGGGGTGTACGAGATTTGTGGCTACGACGATGATCTCTCTGGGATCTACGGTGACGACATAATCGTTACTCGTAGAGCCGTCAAGAATGTAATGGTTGTACTCGATTCGTGCGGCTTCCGCGTTAACAAGGAGAAATCCTTTATACGCGGTCGTTTTTACGAGTCTTGCGGCAAACATTATTTTGACGGTATCGATGTTACCCCGCCTTATCAAAAGGAGGAAATTAAGGACTTTCCATCGGCTATCCGTGCAGCGAATCGGATTTTCCGATACGCTTTAAGGATTGGTCGCAATGAATTCCTTGATGGAACATATCACCCAGTATGGCAATTGGCTGCTTCTTACTGTCAGTCTTATTGGACTGACTGGATGTCGGCTCGCC